ATGCACCATAAATGCGTATGCGGAAAAAACATCGTTGGAAAGAACGAGTTATGCGCTGAATGTCTATCAATATACGGCGCTGATAGGGCGGAGTGGCCGGCATGGCTAAAATTCTACGTCAATGACATGAGACGTGAACTCAGACAAGAGCGCCGTATTGATGAACACGAAATCACTTTCACAGATTTAGGAGTGTACTAATGGCAGGACTTTTGAGATCACGCAAGTTTTGGCTGGCGGTGTTCGGTGTTATTCAGGCGGTTGTGTTGTTTTACTTTGACGTGCCGGAAGAAATCTGGCAGACCATTGCCGCGCTGATTGGCGTCGTGATTGCCGGTATCGCCATCGAGGACGCCGGTGAGAAGGCGGGCGGGGGAGTTGGATAGTTGACGGAGTATAAAAACCGCATCATAGGGTCAGGCGTTGAACCGCTTGACCAAATACTTTTTAACCCGCGTAATTGGCGGGTGCATCCGCTTAACCAGCAGAACGCGCTCAAGGGCGTACTCGAAGAAGTCGGCTGGGTGCAGGAAGTCATTATCAACCAGCGAACCGGTCACCTCGTGGACGGGCATTTACGCTGTCAGTTAGCGGCAAGGGAAGGCACTAAGACCATCCCCGTGAAATACGTTGACTTGAGCGAGGAAGAGGAGGCGCTGGTGCTGTCAACGCTTGACCCGATAGCCGCTATGGCGGCAACAGACAGGGCGAAGCTGGATGATTTGATGCGGGGGATACAGTCTGATAATGAGCAGGTGCAGGCGCTTATTAGTGAGATAGCGACTAAAGAGGGAATCATACCGCCTGACTTTGAGCCAGTTGGAATTGACGAACAGGTCAGGTTAGACCAAAAGAAAAAGGTTATTTGCCCGGAGTGTGGACATGAGTTTACACCTTGATTGGTGTAGCCACGAGGCGGCTAAATATGCAGTTGAGCATTGGCATTATTCAAAGAGAATGCCGAGCGGAAGAAATAATTATATAGGCGTTTGGGAAAATGACAAATATATTGGTTCGTTTATTTATGGGTATTCAATTAGTCCGCACTTGGGTTCTTTGTTTGGATTAAAACAAACTGAAGTCACAGAACTAAAAAGAATTTCCTTAAGGGAACATGAAAATCCGGTTACTAAGATGATAGCAAGGTCAATAAAAATGATTGTCAACAAAAACCCAAGTTTACGTTTACTTGTTTCTTTTGCGGATACAGAGCAAGGACACTTGGGGGGTATTTATCAGGCGTCTAATTGGGTTTATGTTGGGGTTAGTATAGTTCAGCAAATGCTTATTAACGGTCGGTGGAGAAACGATGTTCACGCTAATCGAATGTCGGGATATCCGAAAAGAAAAGCGCCAGCAAAACATAAATATCTTTATCCGCTTGATAACGAAATGAAAAAACAAATTGAACCACTTAGACAACCATATCCAAAGCGCGGACGAGGCGAAATCGATAACGCACCCGACTCCAATCGGGAAACTGGCGGTGCAAGTCCGACCCGTCCGCTCCTTGAAAGTGAAGTGACATAAATGGCATACCGTACAGAGGACATCATCAAGGCGCTGGAAGAAACTCACGGCATGATTTACCTTGCCGCGAACGCGCTTGGATGTTCACCTCATACGATTTACCGCAGGGCTGAAAAGAACGCGCACGTACAGGATGTTATTGACTCGTATCGCGGCAAACTTATTGACAAGGCGGAACTGAAACTTGAGCAGGCGGTGATGAACGGCGAGCCGTGGGCGGTCACGCTCACGCTGAAATCGCTTGGCAAGAATCGCGGTTACGTCGAGCGGCAGGAGGTCACGGGGGCGGATGGAAAGCCGATGAATATTCGCTGGGTAGACGTTGAGGGTGATACTGATTGACGCTACTTTCGAGTTACATCACGCGCAGTACATTATCAACTCGTGCGATTCCCGTTTCCGGGTGGTATCTGCGGGGCGTAGGTTCGGTAAGACGCGGCTGGCAGTCCTCGAATGCTTAGCGGTTGCGAACGAGGGAAAGCGCGCCTGGTGGATCAGCCCGACTTACAAAATGAGCAACGTGGGCTGGCGACCCCTCCGGCAAATGGCGAGCCGGATTCCCGGCGCTGTGATACGAAAGGCGGAGAGGGAAGTCGTTATACCCGGCGGCGGGCTTGTGGCTGTTAGATCGGCTGACAACCCGGACGCGCTACGCGGTGAAGGGCTTGATTTCGTTGTGATGGATGAAGCGGCGTACATTATGCCGGAGGCGTGGATAGAGGCAATTAGACCGGCGTTGTCAGACAGGTTAGGGAGGGCGCTGTTCATCTCGACCCCGCGCGGGCGTAACTGGTTTTGGGATATTCACCGCAAGGGTGGAGTAGAGCCGGATTGGTCATCGTTCACCTACCCGACAAGCGCGAACCCGTTTATGCCTGCGGGTGAGATCGAAGCGGCGCGGGCTGAATTGCCGGAGATCATTTTCAGGCAGGAATACCTGGCGGAGTTTGTGGATAGTGAGGGCGCTGTCTTCCGGCGGGTACACGACGCGGCACGCCTTGAACCGCGAGAGCCACAGCCGGGGCAGTACGTGGGAGGGGTAGACGTGGCGGCAAGCGTGGATTACACGGTTATCACCGTACTCGACGCGCAGACAAAAGAGATGGTCGCCATTGACCGCTTCAACCGTGTGGATTACCCGGTGCTCGAGGACAGGATCGCGGCGTGTTATGCGAAGTGGGGACTAACCGGCATGGTGATCGAGGCGAACTCGATCGGGCAGGGAGTCATTGACCACCTGCAAAACAGGGGCATGAATATTCAGCCGTTCACCACGACCAACGCAACGAAGCACGGCATTATCCAGAGCCTGCAATCCGCGTTTGAACACGGCCAGATAAAGATTATTGACGATCCCGTATTAGTGGGGGAACTCTTGAGTTTTGAGAGCAAAAAGACAAACAGCGGGAATTTTACCTACAGCGCGCCGGAAGGGCAGCACGACGATTGTGTCATGTCACTTGCCCTCGCCTGGTACGCGGTAGATAGGGCGCAACCCGTGATTCTATTCGGAGCGTGATTATGAAATTATCAACCATGCAAAAAGCAACGAAGGCGCTGGTCACGCTTCCAGCCTGGCAACAGCAGGCATTGGCGGACGCGGGCAACTTTACCAATTCGATTAGTTCGGTAGCAGAGGCGTACTCGCAAGTCCCGCTTATTTACCGCGCGGTCAAGATGAGATGCGACGCTATTTCGAGCGTGCCTATCCACATCTACAAGGGGGAAACGGAAGTCGACTGGCCGTTCCCGTGTGAGATGCGGGATTTGATTTGGAAGACCGAAGCCGACCTGCTTGGGGCTGGAATCGCAACCATCCTGAAACTCCGCAACAAGGTGCGAATACTTGACCTGCAACGGCTCAACCCCTTCACAGTTGCCGTGCATTACGACGCGGCGTACGGGCTTACCTTCTCGCAGGCGGGAAAGGTATGGCCGGAGTCGGACATTATTTACATCAAGGAGTTTTCATACTCCGATGACATGACAAGCGGAAACTCGACGGTGCAGGCGTGCCTCAACGACGCGGCGCTGATGAACTTCCAGACGCGGTTTGCAAGCAGATTCTTCGAGAACGGCGCAATGCCGATCATCCTCATTTCAGCCGATGGCACACTGGTAGAGGATGAAACAAAACGGATTCAAAACTTCTTTAGCAAGTTAGCAAGCGGAGTCGGCAACGCCTGGCGCGTGCTGGCCACGAGGACAAAACTAACCCCTGAAGTTGTCAGTCAAGACCTCGACAAGATGACCATGCCGGAACTTTACCAGCAAGCGACCTCGAGTATCGCTAACGCCTTTGGTATTCCAGTGACAATGTTTATGGGTGACGACAACTACGCTTCAGCCGACTCGCACCGCATGGGCTTCTGGCAGGATGTTATCAGACCACGCGCAAGGTTGCTTGAGTCCGCGTTGAACCGGCAATTGCTCAATGCCATGGGGATGGAATTTGAATTTGCCTTTGACGAAATGGACATTTTCCAGGAGGATGAGGTAGAGCGGGCGAACGCATTCGCAACTTATGTCAATGCCGGTCTTAATCCACTCGTGGTCATTGAAATGCTGGGCATTGATGTACCTGAAGGGGTTGATCCACTGGCACCGAAGCCTGAACCTGAACCGATTATCAGCGTAGCACCAGAGGCACAGGAACCGGCGCCTAATCCGCTTGATGATGAATTGGGAAAGTGGCAAAAGAAAGCGCTGAAGAGGGTGAAGGACGGCAAAGCGGCGGACTGCTCATTCGAGAGCGAGATCATACCGGCGGGAATGCAGGCGGAGATTCATGAGGCGTTGAAACTGTGCCATGACGAGGAAGAGGTCAAGAGCGTATTCGATGGCACGTATGAACACAGCGGCATGGCGGATTTGCTTTTCGAACTGCGAAACGCTATTGAAGCGGTGAAAGCAGAACCTGAACCGGATCCGGAACAGAAACCGGCGGGGAGAGTATTCAAAATGGACATGCCACAGATTAACATTACCGTTCCAGAACAGCCGGCGCCAATTGTCAATGTCAACGTTCCAGAGCAACCCGTTCCGATTGTGAACGTGGCGGCGCCGGTGGTGAACATACCAGAGCAGCCTATCAACGTCACTGTTCCTGCTCCGGTGGTGAATGTATCCGTTCCACAGCAGGAACCGCCAACAGTGAACGTGAACGTTCCTGAAAAGGAAGGCAAATTGGTCGTGCATAGAAATTCCAGAGGCGAAATAACCTCAATAGACAGGAGCTAAATTATGGCAGCAACATTATCAGACGGAGTACTGGACGCGGCACTGAACGTCATCAAAAACAGTGGCAGCAAACTGCATATTTGCAGCTCACAGCCAACCACATACACGCAGGCATCATCGACCTACCAGCTGGGGTATAAGTCGTCTCCCGGTTATACTGGTCCAGCAGACCACACCAGCGGGCGCAAGCTGACTGTCGCAGCCATTACGGACGGCGTTGTATCGGCGTCAGGAACGGCGGCATATTTCGCCATCACTAACGGCAGTGACACGCTCTACGCTACGCAGGCGCTAAATGCCAGTCAATCGGTGACCAGCGGGAACACATTCACGCTGACCGAGTTTATCATTGCTATTCCTGATCCAACGGCGTAAGGAGGATCAATGTCATATCAAGCTGAAGTGAAAGAAAAGGTAATCGTAAACGGCAAACTGCTGGTCACGCTGCAATATTCGGATGGGGTTAAATCCCATACCGAGACAATGGAGACAAAATGCGCGCAAAGAGATGATTGGATTCTCGAAGAAGCCAAAAGACGCTGCGCTGAACTGGATGCGCTCGCCGCGTTTGCCGGAAATATCAAAGTCGGATTGGTTGACACGTCTCTAGCAGAAACGAAAAAACCCGTCGTTGACGAAGCACGCGCATTGTACGAAAGTCAGTTACGTAAATTCGGAGCTGCTCAACAGGCGATGAGAATGGGCATCCTGGCTGAAACCCACGAGGCGTTTACCTCGTTGAAAACGTGGTTAATCAATAATTTCAAAGCAGAGTATTTGGATTTGTTCATCGAATGATCTATCTGGTTAGCAGTTTCAACAGGTCGGGAAGCAGCATGATGATGCGCTGCTTAATCGCAGGTGGTATGCCGGCGGTCTATGATAACAGTCAGGAAAACATGAATGTTCTATATGGGCGCGGCGAATACCTTCCGAACCAGAACGGATTTTATGCGCTGGATTACGGCGAGTTTGCGCGACCTGACTTCGTAGAGGAATATGATGGGAAGCTCGTCAAATGCCCATACCAAAAATTATTGAAACTGCCAAAGCATCAATATAAATTGGTATTTATGCAGAGGAATCCAGCAGAGATCAGAAAGAGCATGGCTGCGTTCACGCCTGGCAGGTCGTGGGGAATTAACGAGACTATCACCTATTTATACACGCCGATTTTATCGGAGCTAAATAGGCGCTTACTGGCACGCGGAGACGTTGACGCGATTATCCTTCAGTATGAAGATGTGGTCAAACAGCCATTGGTGGAGTTTGAAAAACTTGTGAAAGCCGGCTGGAAAATTGACGCTGCGAAGGCTGCGGAGTGCGTAACCGAGGCGTTATATCGTTCTAGATTGGATGGCGGCAAATGGCGAGCGTAGGCCCATACGATCCAGGTACCGTTGTAGACGATAGCGCTGTCGGGACTGAGACTTGGTATACTCCTCAATATGCAAAATATAACGATGGCGATTACGCAGGTTCCTCGGCTTCTAGCTCCACTAAATATACACATTATCTAAAGGCAACGAATTTCGGATTTTCAATCCCTTCTGGTGCGACCATTGACGGGATTAAAGTAGAAATTTATAAAAAAAGAGCGGCACTAGACACCATTTACGATAACGAGGTCAAGCTCGTTGTCGGCGGCAGCGTAACAGGGTCAAATTACGCCGCCACAAGTACAAAATGGCCATCGTCATTCACGTATTCTTCTTATGGCGGATCATCCGATAAATGGGGATTGACGCCAACGGTATCGCAAATAAACGGTTCTGATTTTGGGGTCGTCCTGCAGGTCAAGCTTGTCCCTGCTGGTAAGGTGATGGCGCAGGCTTATGTCGATCATATACGCATAACCGTATACTACACGGAAGGTTCTAGTGCGGACGAACTGACGGCGCAGGCGATCACTTGCGGCACGCCAACGATTGGAAAGCCAACAATCGCTGAAAAGCACGCGCTAACAAGCAAGACGATTGAGGTTGGTGTACCAACACTTGAACAGCCAACCATCGGGCAGAAACACGCGCTGACCAGCAAGGCGATCACGGCTGGAATCCCGACCATTGCAAAGCCGAATATTGGCCAGAAACACGCATTGACCAGCAAGGCGATCACGGCTGGAATCCCGACCATTGCAAAGCCGAATATTG